TTTACCTTCTAGTTGTTTTGAGTATAAACGTTGGCATCTAGCTTCTATAACTGCTCTTGAATTAGTACCTCCTGTGTATTTTTGAACACGAGGTTTACGTTGAGGTGCTGGAAGGTCGTAATTTAGATTGTTAATAAAAGATTCAGCCACGGACTTAGTCTTTGAGGGGGTTAATATTCTGATGATAGCCTTAAAAGTATGAAATGCGAAAGAAAATGAGTAATATTATGAAAAAAAGGGTTATATGAGTCTTAATGAAGTCAGTTTAAGGTACGCACAGGGGGAGGTGTTCAATAGTGAGAAAAGATTTCGGTTGTTGGTTGCTGGAAGAAGGTTTGGGAAGTCATATTTATCCTGTATCGAGTTGCTCAGAGGAGCTATCAATCGACCTGGTGAAGTTTATTTCTATTGTGCTCCTACTTATAGGATGGCAAAGGATATTGCGTGGAAAGAATTAAAGAGATTGACTCCTAAGACTTGGATTAAGGCTAAAAATGAGACAGATTTAAGGATTGATTTGATAAATGGGTCGAGTATTGAGTTGAAGGGTACAGAAAATGCTATGGCATTGAGGGGTAGAAGTTTAGCAGGGGTTGTATTGGATGAAGCAGCGTTTATGGAAAGGGATGTATGGGCAGAGGTAATTAGACCAGCTTTGGCAGATAAACAAGGTTGGGCACTTTTCATATCGACACCTGATGGTACTGCGAGTTGGTTTTATGATATGTGGTGTTTTTGTGGTGAACAGGAACTGGATGATTGGCAAAGGTGGAGCTTTACAACTATTGAAGGGGGTAATGTAAAACCAGAAGAAGTTGAAGCAGCTAGAGGTCAGTTAGATGCAAGGACATTTAGACAGGAATTTGAAGCTAGTTTTGAAAATTTAACTGGTTTGGTTGCTATTAGTTTCAGTGATGAGAATATTGATAAGGAAGTAGAGGATTTACATATGCTTCCTCTGTTAATTGGGTTAGATTTTAACGTTGATCCTATGGCAGGAATTTGTGCTGTAAAACATAATAATACACTATATGTCTTTGACGAGATAATGCTGACAGGAGGTGCTACAACTTGGGATTTTGCAGAGGAAGTGGTAAGAAGATATGGGGTAGATCGAAGAGTTATTGCCTGTCCTGACCCTACGGGTAGTGCAAGAAAAACTAGTGGGGTGGGAGTTACAGATCATACGATTTTAAGAAGAAATGGTTTTACTGTTATGAGTCCTAGATCACCTTGGAGGATTAGAGATAAAATTACTGCTGTTAATACTGCTTTGTATGATGCTGATGGAGAAAGAAGGACATTAATTCATCCTAGATGTAAAGAATTAATAAAAGCACTTAGAACTTTAACTTATGCACCAAATACAGGTTTGCCTAACAAGAATTTAGGTGTAGATCATGCTTTTGATGCTTTTGGTTATCTTTGTTTACAGCAGTTTAATTTGGCAAAACCTGAGACATTAGGACAGACTGCGTTTAGAATATACTAAAATAGGTGTAAAATTATCCAAAATGGCTAAATCTGCTGCGATGAAAAGATGTCAGGGCTACATATCCAGCGTAAGAAAGGGTAAAAAGACAAAAACTAAGGCTAAAAAGGGTAAAAAGAAGTGATTACATATCGAGGTGTTAAATTTTCTGACTATAACAAACCCAAGAGGACTCCTAGTCACCCTACGAAATCTCATGTTGTATTAGCGAAGGAAGGCGATAAAATAAAGTTAATACGCTATGGTCAACAGGGTGTATCTGGTGCAGGGAAAAATCCTCAAACCGAAAAAGAAAAGGCAAGACGTAAGGCTTTTAAAGCTCGTCATGCTAAAAATATAGCAAAAGGCAAAATGTCGGCAGCTTTTTGGGCTAACAAAACCAAGTGGTAACTTATGACCTACGCAGTACCAGGACCAATTAGAACTAATATCATCTCATCTACTTCCGTAGGTGGGATAGACAGTCCTTTTACTCGCACGAGGGCTGTCCTAGACATGATGAAAGGTTGGGAAATAATGAAAGCTGTTACTGAAGGTACTGAATATTTAAGAGAAAACAGTGAAGCGTTTTTACCATTAGAACCAAGAGAAGATTATGATGCTTATCTTGCAAGAGTAAATAGAGCAGTATTTAGTCCTTTTACACAAAGATTAATAAGAGCAGCAACAGGTCTTGTATTAAGAAAACCAATAGCATTAATAGGAGATCCTTATTGGACAGAGATGTTCAAAATGGATGTTGATGGTTGTGGTTCTGATTTAGATGAATATGCAAG